AAGTCCTGAAACAGCCGCCTTTGATGCCTGCTGCGTGGCCATCTCGGCCACGGTATCTGTGAAGGTTCTCAGCAATCCGTCAAAAAAGGAATCCCAGTAATCTTCAAACGATTTCAGTTCGCCTTTTATGCCGTCGAAAAGTACGTTAGAGATGGTAGACTGGCCGCCTTTGGCAAAGCTGTTAAATATCGCCAGCCCTCCTTTTGCCCAGGTCATCTGATCATCTAACATCCGGTCGTAACCGACCTCTATGCCCTTGAAAAACTTATTTGAGGAGAGAGCCAGATCCTGATCCAGCTTTTTTTTCTGGTCCAGATACCACTTATCGGCTGTAACTTTGTCGCCGGTCAGGTTTTCGTAATTCTGGCGTTCCTTGTTGAGCGCGTTGAGCTGCACAACGTAATATTCCTTTTCCTGCCCCTTCATGTCGCTGTACATTGTGCGGTATGCGTCGGCGCGGTCTTTCGCTGAAGATTCAGCCGCCTTCTGGTCAACCATCGCCATTTGACCGAGCATTTCAGATTTTTCCTGCTCAGCCTTTTCGAGTTTTTCGACATCAGCCAGATATTTCTTGAGAAACACATCGCCCGTTTGTGGTTCTGCCGGAGCGAACTTACTAATATATTCTTGATTATTCAGCAGAGCTACAGATCCGATTGCCTCGGACTTCTCCTGCATGATTTTTTCCCATCTCTTGATTTCATCAACCGCCTTTTTGATCTTTTTATCTTCTTCTCTTGCTGCTTTTTCTATTTCTTCCTCGGTAGGCCCAGCGACTCTTCCCTTGGGCGGTGACGGCATAGCAGAAGATGTTGCCGCTGCTGCTTTACCGGCTGCCGAGATAGAGTATTCGAGTTCGTTATATTTTAAAGCCAGCCTCTCAAGAGCTTTTTCTGTATTCTTATATCTTTGTTCAAAGACTTCGTTTTGAATACGCGCTGCATCAAAATTTTTTGTGCTTGCATCAAGGCCGAGCATCATCCCCGGCCCGGAAGCGAGCATTTTCATTTGGGTCATGGTGCCGCCGATCCTATCAATAAACATCGCAAGGCGCATGATCTCGGCTTCAATAGAAATTGCAACAAGCCTGAAACTTGTTCCCCAATCGAGTATTTCTTGTTTATTATTTACTAGCCAGCCGTTTAATTCTTTTGTGGACTCAATAATGCTTTCATAGGCTGGCTTCATCAACCCCCTAAGTATTTGGGTTGCGGTTGTATCAATAGTAGATTTTACCGCTTGCCATTGGTTCTCTAACATTTCCGTAGCAGGCCCAAAACCAACCAAAAGCTCTCCCACATGCTCAAGCACTGTTCCTTCGGCGCGCCATGTTTTGAGATGCTCTTTAATTTCAGGATCTATTGCTTTTAATGTCGTGAGCATCATATTGGTAGATTCATTCGTACCTGTCATCAATCCACGAATTTCGGTATTAATCTGCCGCATGATCTCTTGCCCTTGAGTCATAAGGGGTAGTGCGTTCGAAATACGGGTGAAAGACTCTATTTGTTTTTCATTATTAGCGTCTAGAAATACGCCGGATCGAGCGAAGGCGTTTGCAAGCGCCGTGGTTTCCTGACCAGATAGAAGTGTTCTGGCTGCAAGGTTTTCCAAAACAGGAACCATCGCGGTCGAATATTCAAGAGCGCCCTTCCATTGGCTTTCAAGCGTCATTCCTTTCTGTCTTTCCGAGAAAGTGACAACCATAGCGGCCAAAGATGCAACCGATTGACTGTAGGTTTCAACCGCTTCAAAGCCCTTGATAAAAGGGGTAGACATAACACTGGCCGCTCTTTGAACTAAATAAAAGGTTGCGATTAGCCCCATCCAATTATTTTTAGCGCGGGTTATTAAAGATTCATGTTTGCCGAACTGCTCTTTATTGAGCTGTGCTATTTTATCGTGCATTGCTTTTTCAGCACGGGCGCGATCATTGGCAGTAGCCTTTGTGCTTGCTAAAATGGCATTATTGGAAGCTATCGCCATTTGCTTTTGAGATTCAAACATCCTATCGGACTTGATGCCGAGCGCTTTGAACTGCTGTTCAAATTTCTCAGTACCCGCAACAGTGCGCTTATAGGCTTCTTTTAGACCTTTTTCGAGTTTGGTCAAATCAAGATCCATCTCCGCAAACATGGTTCCGACTGGTTGCCCTGACATTATCTGTTTTCCTTATTCATAATAATAACCCGAATTTTTTGTCTGTCCGGCACCGCTCTCTATTATTATTTTGATTTGCGGTATGGAGCTTCTTATCGCCGGGCGTAAGAATGATTTTCGCCCACCCTTCCATCCTGCGTTTCCGTATTCCATTTGTAAAGCCCACCATGTTTTTCTGTTACCAGCGTAAATACGGACGTCCCTTGATTCTGAATCTTTTTTTGTTACAACACGAATAGTATGAACCATTGACCTATAGTGCCTAACCGTCCAATGCCTTCCCGCCGAATCACCTGTTTTATATTCTCCATGTTCTTTGTATGACTCTTGAATTAAGCCTTGCAATTTATAGATTGCGTTCATTCTCACAACTTCAGCGGAAGCAATAAGGCGCTTCATTCCTACTTTTCTAAACTCAGGAATTTTTCTTTCAGGATTCCAGTTGACCATTCGGGCCATTATTCTTTTTCCTTCCGGTTAAAATGCTGAAAAGCGCGCCTTACTTTTGCCGAGCATTCTTTTTGCCTGCCGACTCCCTGAATATCCATTTCTATTTTTACCGCCTGAGTGTTTATATCAATTATCTGCCCCATGCCCGCTGTGACCACCTGCCGCCTTGTCAGCATATAGATGTTTGCGGCTTCTTCATTCTCAAATTTCAATTCAACTCGGCAGGTATCACAAGGAGGAATTCCGGGCGGTTTTCTTTCAGCGTACATTTGACGACATTGGTCACATTTAGGTATTACCGTTCCATCGTCAAGTTCGATCCTGGATGCAGATTGATCGTCAACATACTGCACCCAGGCAATCAGTTTTTTATTTCTGCTTCCGCCCTTTCTTCCTCTGCTTTCTTCAAAGCAGCCTGTCCTTTTTCAACAGCTTCACGGAAATCCTGAGATCTTAACATCAGAAGTTCTTTATTTTCGGCAGTTACCGGAATGGGGTTTTTATTCTTATCGGATATTCCATCCCATCCGGTGATGCCGCGATCCCATATCATTTTATTAAAAACGTCGGAATCAAATTTCTGTGATTCGAACCTGTGATAAGTTTTCTTATCGCCTTCACCGAGAAGCGGATATTCAACAACATCTGTTAAGCTGGCTTTTTTCATGTCCCTGATATCGGCTGAAGACAACAGCCTGAGATGGACCTTGCCGCCGCCCTTAATCTCAAATGATCCGCTTTCGGTTTTTTCCTCTAAGTCAACAATCATAAAATCTGCCTTTCATTTAAAAAGAGATCAATTATGTCAGATACATGAACGCGCCAGACACCTGACCGGAAAAATCCGTCTTTGCCATTCCGTTTCTGTCAGCCGATACCTTGCCGGCATTGGTGAAAAGAATATTTCCGGAAGTGCCGACACTCAGATAGGATGTCGAGTTGATCCAGAACCGAATTCCGGATGTTGCGCCGTTGTCCATTTTGATCCCCGACTGGACGCAAGACCTGAGATAGTTCTGCATCGGATCGGTCGGGTCATAGCTTACATCAGAAAGCGTTATTGTTCCGCCGTCTGCTGATCCGAATTCATAAATGTCAATGTCAACGCCGAATTCTGAAGCGTCGACTGTTTTCCGGGTAACACCGGATATTTCGTATCTTCCAGCGCCAAGGAGCTTCGTTGTTGCTCCGAGTGTAACGCGCTGAAAGCTACCCGATAAGGTAACAGCTCTGTCTGCCATTTTCTTTTTCCTCCTGTTTTTCTGTTAATTTAAAATAAAACGTCCATCTCTCTCTTTCTCTGTTCGTCTTTATGTGACAGGATTTGCATAATGAAATCAGATTTGCTGGATCGCAGTTTTCTTTGTTATAATCAATATGATGAACATCCAAAAGTGTGTTCAGCTCCTCTTGATCGACATGGCATATTTGACATTGATAGCCGTCTCTTTTGCGAATTGCATCCCTTAAATCATCTGTCCAGTCCTGCGAATAGGGAAGATTTGAAATTCCCCCTTGCCAGCCGGGATTGTTTTCTCCCGATTTACTTATCGAGATATTTTTCCTGTGTTCTTCTGATTTTAACTTCCCGGTTAAACTTTCAGACCTTTTTCTATTTGATATTTCTGTTTGAGTCTTACCTAAATGTGCCAATCTATTCTTTTCTTTTGCTTCCAAGGAATGATGCCAGCCCGGTTGCATTATCTGGCGGGCGCGCGCCTCTTTGATTTTCAGTAATGTTTCTTCTGTGTAAATCCCTGTTTTTCCTTTATTCCATGCTGGTTTCCCTAAATGAGCTTGTCTATTTTTCTCTTTTGATTCCATAGACGGGTGTTTCCCGCGGCAATGGTGCCCTTTAACAAATCGCCGCCGGCATTCTTGCCCGCATCCACACTGACAGAGATTAAACATGATCTGCCCCCATTGCCGCCCGCTTCTTCCACTCCGCCGCTTTCATGGACTTATATAAAATATGGGTCTGTCTATTAACCGCAAAAGTTGTTAAATGATCGGACGGAATTGATGTGTCCACAAAGATTTTATACCCTGCCGCTTTTAAGTCCTGACAAAACCCCACGTCCTCACCTATCGTTGCGCCGTTATCAGGATTCGTCTGGAACCTGAACCACGGTTGCGGCATTTTTTTAAATAGCTGCATATCGAACATGAGGCATCCGGCCCCGGTCGCATCGACTTCAACCAGAGAATTTTCTTCCCATTCCTCAATGCTTTCGTATCTGTCACCGTTTACTTTCAGCATAATAGGATCAAAAGGAGGATATCGCCGGAAGCTCATTGCGCCCACAATCGGCAATCTGTGAGATAAAAGCTGTGGGATTGTTTTCGGATGATAGATCATGTCCACGTCCATCATGATTAAGCTTGTCGCCCCTACCGCAAGAGCCTTCTTGACTATATCGTTTCTAAGTGTATCAACAGGCCCGTTATCTGCATGGATAAAAGTGTAATCCGGCTTTTCCATCAATGCGAAACTGTAAAAGAAGCTCGACGGAAGAAAGGGAAACGTACAGGGAATTCCGATTGCAAGATGCTGGTTGCTTATTTTCATTTTCTTGCCCTCGCAATCACATGAGTATGTATAACGCCCATGCCCGGTGTAATTTCGCCGTCTGATATTTCTTCAATCTTAAAATCTGCAATGATCCCATAAAGCGCCCGGTATTCCGGTTCTGAATAATACATCCATGAATTACGGTTCCAGAATGACAAGTGTGTCGGATCTTGAAAGGCCCCGCGTCCGTCCGTCGAAGGAGTCATGGATTCAAATATTCCGCCCGGTTTCAATACGCGCCATATTTCAGTTACGACCTGAATTGTCTGGCCGATAGGAATATGCTCAAGGAAGTCATAGGCCCTGATTTCATCAACAGAGTCATCATCATAAGGCAAACCGGTCAGCACATCACAAATGATGTCTGGCTTAACCTCTGCCCTGTTATCAATGTTCACATACCCGGACTGGGGAGCGTACCCGCTGCCAAGGTTTAATTTAACCGGCTCTCCCTCAACTATTTGCGGGGCATCTTTTAATGACTGCCTATAAACATCCTTGCCCCATTTTTCAGCAAGATGCTTGTCGTTTCGGTTGCAAATTTCCAGATAGTTTACAGTCCCGGCATTCTCCATGTCGGTAAAAGTTTTAGAGCCTTCATGATGCACATACACGTTGTAAGCTATGCCGATTTTATGACCGGTCTGCTTTGCTCTTAAGCAAAAATCAACTTCCTCACCGCAACACGGCCAAAGGCTTTCGTCAAAGTCGCCTATTTCGTCGAACAGGGACTTTTTAAAGGCCATGCAAAAACCTATAATCCAGCTGACTTCTTCGGATTGCCCGTTGTTTTCTTCGGCAAGATATTCAGCTTCTTTGTCAAGCTCTGCCCGGTTGTTATAAGCCGGGATCTGGACCCGCTGCATTCCCGCGCAGTAGTTTGTGGCCGGGCCGACAATGGAATAACTGTCAAGCCAGTCGGATAACATCGAGGCCCAGTTCGGAGTGACAATAACGTCGTTATTAAGCAGGATAATGATATCGCCTTTCGCAGCTCTGATACCCTGATTGACCGCTGCCGGAAAACCCTTGTTTTCTTCGTTCCGGATTAAAGTGGTTTCGATAAATCCAGTAAAAGAGGCATGGATAGGCGGAGTCGAGCCATTATCAATAACTACAATTTCGCAGTCATTCGTATGATCAAGGATTGCATTGATACATTCTTCGGTCATGTCATGCTGATTAAAAACTGGGATAACTATCGAAAGCATTTGATTCCTTTCAGCTTTTAGAAGTTAAAACCTCATATTCAACGCTGTAATGCCAAGCTCTTTGCAATCCGCCCGGCAATGCCAAATTCGTGTGATCCTCAACCATCAATGAAGCGTTCTGTCTTTTCATCCAGACAAGAGTTGATCCTGTTATGCTCAAGCTGCATTCATCGTATAAAGCCTTCAAGTGGGTAAACATGTCCTCAATTTCTGTTGACCCGGAAGCTATTGAGAACAAAGAAAACTGTATCAGCACGCTTTCGTAATCCTCTGAAAATGTTTTTTGCGGCATGTCTGATATGACCATAAAAACTACATAGGGATATTCCGCGCCTTCTTCTGCCCGGCCCTTGTAAAGCCTGCCGCCGATATCGGTATAGAGGTCGGATGAAGTTGTCATTTTTGCAAATATGGCTGTTGTCAAATTCTTCAAGCGGCCTCCTTACAAAGTATGTCCAGCCATTCATTCCGTTCTTCCGGATTAATCGGCGGAGCGACTATCGCAAAATAACGATTGCCGTACTTTATGCGCAATGAGCTTTTTAAAACAGAGCGATATCGAATCCTGATTCTGTGGGTTATGTTGCCGATTGTCTGGCCTGACTTCACCTGCTCATTTGCCGATACAGGCCAAATCGCCGCCCAAATTGTCGCCACATCAGCCCAGGTCAAGGTAAAGCCGCCCATGCCGTCCGATGCTCTGGTCGATTGCTGTAACGTGATGCGTTTATTCAGGTTGCCTATGTTCATCAGAATTCATCCCATAAACGACTTGAAGCCAGCAGCTTTTGAACCATTTTGTTTTCCTGAAAAGCATCGCCCGGAACCCTGATTACTATTTGGCCTTCTCTGTTCGTGTATAAATCCGAGCAGATAAGTTTTATCGCTGTCCTGATCTTTGACGGTAAAGAAGCTGCTGCCGTCCATCCACAAACAAAACGTATCACAATCGGGTTTGACGGATAAGCCGTAAAGCTCGGCCACGAAACACCGTAAGGTAAAACTATCCGGCCTATGCCTTCCCCGTTGGTTTCGACAAGATATTCAGTCGTCACGGCCATTGTCGTCTGCGTGCCATCCGAATCCGTGTATTTAATATGCGTGACTGATTGCAAATTGCCGAAAGGCAGTTTGATGAAGTTATTATCCGGGAATTCATCAAGGTAGTAATCCCATGTCTGAGTGAGAAGAGCGCGCCTTGTGATATCCTCGACGTTTTCTCTTGCGGCCTGGATAATTGCGGTAAGCAGATCGTCTTCAACCGATGTCGATGTCAGCCTGATAATGGTCGTTGAAAATTCGCTTGCCTGCGCTATGACCTTCGCGACCGTCCGGATATATCCTTTCGTTCCGGTATAAGCCTTTTCTTGCGTTGCGCTAACCGCTGAAATTGTGTGTTGAGTAAAAGCGCCTGCCGCCCAATCGGTATAAGTGATATTGTCATCGCTCTCTTGTATCTTAACATCAACTACACCGCCAACAACAAGGACGCCAGCCTGAAAAACCACAACAGCGGTATAGCCGAGAACTTCAACAGCAGCCCCGATATGGGTAGTGTAATTAGCTGCGACCACATGCGACCCTGGAGCAATTGAAATGGTTTCATCAATAGACTCTGAGAAACTGGCAGAATCTAAACGAAGATGTAGTTTCAGGCTCGCTAAATCAATGGGTTCTATGGTTGGCAGCGTTGCCTGAGATATGTTCATTGGTATGCCCTTATGTTACGATTGATAATATTGCTGATGGTCTGTCGGTGACATCCATGTTTAATCGCAAGGCTCGTCATTGTTGCTGCGCCGGATTCATACATTTCCCTTATTTTGTCACATTGTTCTTTTCCAATAGGATTATGGGCGGCAGATAAATTGTTTTTATATTCTTCCGTTCTAACCCAATCGGCAGCGTTTTTATTCCCCTTGAGCTTCGACTTTGTTTCGTCTGTATGTTTGCGGCCTGAATTCCAACGATTACCCACAAAGCGCTGACTGAGCGCGTTTCTTTGTTTCAGAGATAAATTCATTTTCCTTCCTGTTCGAGAGGCTGACATTTTTTCTCTTACCTCTACTGATCGCTTGAGGCCAATTAACTTTTCTGACATTTTTCTTTTTGCTTCTTGGGTGTGTTTATAGCCGAGGGCAGATCGAGCCTTAGGACATATATTAAACCCATAATCACGTACAGCGGCCTTTAGCAGATCAATATAAGATTGTTCTAATTCCGTAAGCATTCCCTTCTCGCATCTCTCTAATATTGAATATTCAAAGGCGTCGTCCCCGTATTTATTCCATGCCCTTTGAAGATATAAATTATGATGCGTTCCGGTTCTTAACGTTTTAAAGTGGTCATATTTTCTTTCTGCCAAATTAACGGCGCTTCCGATATAAATCTTGCCGTTTGACTTACAAAGAATTTGATATATGCCGCTTTTGCATTGAGAGAGTACCATTTAAGATGCTCCTGTTAAATCGACTTCCAGATAACCTCAATACCATATGTTCTGCTGTTCGCATTCGCCCAGGCGATATCAAGCTCGGTAGTGCCTGAAAACTCCATCGGCCTCTCCGGATTCCATATCAGATCGGTTAAGGCTGTCATATCCTGCGTCAAAATGACATAATCATAAGCGGCACCGGCCCCATTATCCAATGTTGCCGTAAGGTTTCCAGCTCCACCAGCCGCAGACAAATGGACTCTTATGCTTTCAAGCTGCCACGCAGTACCAGGCGCAAGGGTATAAGCTACTACCCCGGCCCCGGTAACATTGGATAATCTTGTATTCGCCATTTTCTTTATCCTCTTGAAATCAGGCGGGATTTTGCCCCGCCTGTCTTTCGTTAATAATTAAGCTGCTGTTACAGTGCCGCCGTTACATAAGCTCCATCTGACATCGGAGTGTAAAAAAGAGAAAACTTAACAGTTGCAGCGCCTGTTATGCTGGCAGTATCTGTCAACATTCCGATTGTGCCAACACCCGCATTGACTCCAACTATCTGCGGAATACGGGCAACATCGGTTATGCCGGGTGTCGCCGTAAGGACAACTGCTGTTGCGACCGCGCCGCCGATCCACGCAATCCGTTCGCCAATAGCAAGCTGGGCCAAAGAAGCGCTCACGGAGCTAATTGCTGCGACGGCAAGAACCGGCGATGTTGATGTGTAGTTGTAATAAACCACACAGGCATGGTTAGAGAATGCCGCGCCTGCTACTTCTCCGAATAGTTCGTGTATTTTAATCCGCCCGTAAATATTGAAAAGTTCCGTCTGCGTGGTGCCTGTCAAAAAATAAGTTGCTGCGGCCAGATCTGAAGTATCAACCCTGATACCGTTTACGAGATCGCCGATTCTTGCTATAGTGCTTGGTGAATAATTCATAGTATTTTCTCCTTTTTTTGATGAGATTTTCGCATTTTTTGTTTACTTTCTTCAGAATGATGTGTTCCTTTCCGGTTGCTTGGTTTTCCTTTTTTTAAATCGGACATTATTTTTTTTGCTTCCTTAGAGCAGGCATGGCCCAACGCATTGGCTGTGCCTATCTTTTTAATGCTCATTTTCTGTTTTGTTTCTTCCGAGTGAGTCTTGCCATAAAAAGGATTGCCGATGCCAGTCCTTGCCTTGCTCCATTTTTCTCTCATTTCTCTTGATGGATTAACCAAGCCATCGCCGCCCTCTGTGCAATTATATCCAATAGGCGCGCGGCTATTGTGGAACTGAATCCAATATTTTTCTTTTTCCCCTAACGCCGCCCTATCTTCTGCAACATCAATTACTGAGACAGTGAATGATTGTAATCCATACTTTCTCAAAGCATGACCAATAACTGAATCGTTTTTCAAGTGGGATGAAATTCTTGTGTTTAATCCCCCTCTGCCCAAACCGTTTTGGGTTATCCCAATATAAGTCTTTCCATTCACATTGTTCTGAAGTTTGTAAACAATCACGCTTTGCCTTCATCATGGATGACCATCTTTCCAGGCCACCCGGTTATTGGAGCGGGCCGAAACCCGCCCCGATTATGAGTTTAAGTCAACGCGGTCAGAGAAACGTTGTTACTATATCGCCCCTGTAAAATCGCCGTCATTGTAACCTGCCCGGTGCATCCTGTCGACGGGTCCGTGAAGTTGGCTGTCAGCCAGTCATAGGTGTTTCCGGCTGCTGTCAGCATGGCCGCGGAAATTTCGACTACAAGCAGATAATTGTCATACGTTCCATGGACAATGGTAAGGGCCGCGCTTGTTGACCATGCACCCAATACGTCCGCCGATGCAGATCCGCACGCTGCGCTTCCAAAAGCGTAGTTGAAGGTTAGCGCTGACGTTAAAGCACCATCAGACGCCCCGGCGTAAAAATACAAAATCGGGGAAGCGGTGCCGATATCGTCAAACTGAACGAGCACGGTTGCATGATGAAAGTTTTTCATATTGATCGAATCGCTCGTCATCAATGTGTCGTGAGTCGAAAGATCATACCCGCTGAACATCGGAACATATTTTACATTTTCTGTTAAATACATTTTGTTTATCCTCCTGTTTTATTGCCGGAGAGGTTAGTCTCCGGCAATTAATTTTGATTGTTATCAGTGCCCGTTATGCCCTTACGCTCTGCTTGCAAGAGCGATAAAATGCGACTGCGTATAGCTTGCCCCGCCCTTGTACGGTGTTAAAGCAGAAGCCCTCCACGGTTGTCCGTCCATCCGGAGAACAAACCGGAGAACGCTTTCGTCGTATACGAAACGGACATGAATGCTCATATCCTGACTCAATCCGCCCTTTTCGGCCATAATATATCCATCCTTATAATTTGCGAGAAGAATATCTCCTTGCGTGCCGAGAGTAGCGCTTTGCTCTATGGCATAAGCAGGGAGTCCCATAATTCGCGCATGCGGGGTATCGCTAAGACCGCCCGGAGGCATAAAAACCGGAATTCCCCCGGTGCCAACAGCAATGGACATCGTAAAAAGCTGCGGCTCGATATTCTGGTTGTAATACCAGCGGTAGTTTCCCGTCTGAGAAGCAAACCTTCTTGAATACATCTTGATTATGTTTTCGGCCATTATCGTATTGGCAGACTGTCCGGTTTCTTTTGCAACCGACACAAGGCAACCCGAATTCAAAGCCCCCAGCGCCATACCCGCGCCTGTCCCATTAACGAGGTCGTCCTGAATCTGAAAATTAAAAGCAGATTGAAAAGCCGCGCTGACCCTGGTTTCCATTGCCGGTGCATCCATCATCAATTCATCCGTAAGATAGCAAAGCCCAATGAGCTTCTTGAGGCTTAACTCAACCCTTCGGAACTTCGGCTTGCTTGCTGTTTTTTCTCCAGCCTCATCTCCATGATAAACTATAATCCCCCCTGAAGTACTTGTAGCTCTGCTTGTTTCGTCAAACCCATTAATGACAATCCCGTTTGAATTTGCAGAAATTGGAATTCTTTCGCATTCCTTCGCTATCAGGCCGTTATCAAAAAGATTTTCAAAAAGGCGGCTAGCAAAGTCCTGTTGCACAAGGAACCCACCATCGGAAGGCACTGTCTCGCCAAGCCCCGATGCGGCATTAAACAAGCGGGGATCAATCCTCCCGCCAGGCCGCCCCGCATTAATAATAGAGGCCAATTGCTCACCGAAAGAACCGAATCGGTCTTTGGGGCGGTCGTCTTTCTTTGCTGCCGGGCCAGGTCTTGTTGCCGGCGCTTCGGGTTTTTCAAGCGCGCTGGATATCCTCTCCTGCCGTTCCATTGAGCCGACTATCTTCCGGACATCCTCAACTGTGTCAAGGAGTTCGTTTTTGAGCGCAAGCTCTGCTTCTGTGATTTCGCGGTTTTCTGAAACACATTTAGCGTCGATGTCTGCGACTTTCTTCATGAGGTTTTTAATGTCTTCGCGGTATTGCGTCAAAGTTTTCATCCTATTCATTCCTCCGTTAATTTAAGATTGTGATGGAGCCATAATTTCGGCCCTGGTTAATAAGTCGCTGATTTTATCCTTCTTCGACTTCGGCGGCTCAGCGTCCCGCTGAACCATGACAGGCTTTGCGTCCCGTAAAACCTTATCGACCGTCTCCGGCGGAGGATCGGCAGACGGCTCAACGTCCCGTTGATCGTCTTTAAATCCTTCCGCAAGGATTTTTTTGGCCTCTTTATTCGTAAGCCCGGCATCCCGCAGGGCTTTTTCGAGCGTGCGTTTTGACATCTTGGTGTTTCTGTTTTTGATTTCTTCTGGAACTTTAGCAAAAATTGAGAGGTCGTAACTTCCTTCGACCGGATCGCCGTCATAAATCCTGTCCGCAAATTTATTGTCGATAGCTTCCTTTGCGGTAAACCATGTTTCGGCAGCCATCCAAGACAAAACCACTTCCTTGCTGTTTCCGGTGCGCTTGACGTAATCGGCAGCGATTGATTCATTAATTTTGACATGCAGGTCTCGCTCTTTGGTAATGTCTGAGATTAACTCGTCCAGGTCGTCAATGTTGAAATATCCCAGGATGTCAAAGCCACTCATAGCGCGGTGAATCATAAAAAATCCGCCGTCCACAATCTCAATTTCATCTGCGCCCATGGCAAGGAATGAAGCGGCAGAGGCAGCAAGTCCGTCAATGTGTGCGACCACCTTCGCCTTGTGCTGCATGATCGCGGTTTTCATAGCGCGGGCCGCAAAGATATCGCCGCCTGATGAATCAATGCGTAAGTGGATTGTCGAGGCTTCGATGGCGTTAAATTCTTTTATCCATTCCTGATGATCAATGCCGAACCATCCGCCGATGTCACCGTACAGGTAGGCCGTGGCTTCGTTCTGCTTGTTTTCTATTTCGTGGCGGTTTGCCCGGATTGCGGAAGTTTTTCTGACTGTCAGCATTTTAATTTCCCCCTACATCCCTATTGCAAGCAACGCCTGAATAGGTTCTTTAATTTTTGCCCCCTTACTCATGTTTTCTCTTGCTCCCAATGGCTGAAGATTTTTCAGCGACCAACAGAGTCTGAATTCAATGTCATCCGGTCTTTCAAAATTGAATGACGCTATGGGCATTTTGTGATCGATATGCCAAACCGTCCCGTAGTTCTCCCATGACATGCCCGGCTTAAATAATTTCTCAAGATGGCGTTTTAATTCATCAACGGTAAAGCTGACGAGCGTTTCCCAGTGCCGGCCAGCCTTCATTCCTTTGCGAAGAGACTCATTCATTCGCTTTGATATGGTGCTGCTTAAATTTCCTTTTGGAGTGCTTCTATATTTACGATGGACCTCCCTTGAGATCGCCTTGACTTTTTCGGGATTTGCCGCCGCCCATTCCCTGCCTTGCCGATAATGTTTTTCTTTGTCGGCCTCATATTGCTGCTTTGCCCTCAATTTATAAGCTTCTTTGTTCTGCTCATAATGCCGTCGTGATCTTTCTAAATCACGCTCACGGTCTCGCTCGTGGGCGATCTTTTTCTGTGCGGCAATAACCGCCTTATTATTATCCCGATATTCTTTTTGTTTTGCTCGGAGTTCAACTCTATGGGCCTCGTAGTAAGCACGGTTCATTTTTTGGCCTCCTTAACGAGCTTTAGTGCTGGTTCCTGCTCCTGATCCTGCCCTTGCGCCTGCTGTTTGTTCTGTGCTTTGGCCAGATATTCGTCAATCTTTGACAGCGGGACCATGTTGTTTACCGGGACAAATAGTTCGTCCGCGTACTTTTCGTTTATCGGGTCCCAGTCTTCTTTCTCCCGGATCTCGTTTATTGTCATTGCGCCGGTCCCGAACATGGTTTTGTAGTAGGTTGACCTGTTCACCGAGTCGCCGCGCATGAGGCCGTCAACGTTATGGCGGGTATAAATCATCTGCCTGAACTGTTCTGGTTCGGTAAGCAGCTGCATGTTGTAGTTCTGCTCAAGCCGGATCAGCCAGGGCAAGATTGAATCAACCACATACGATATCTGCTCCGACTCGATATTCGAAAAGCTGCTTCTTGTGAGGTCTTTCAGCTTGTGCGGCGGCAAATTAAACCAGCGGGCTATTTCCGGGATCTGGAACTGCCTTGATTCTAAGAATTGTGAATCTTCCGGTGGAATGCCGACGCTTTCAATTTTCATGGCGTCTTCAAGAAGCATGAGCCTGTGAGATTGTCCGAGGCCGCTGTATGTGTCTGCCAATGATTTCTTGAGGTTTGCATGGGCTGTCGTTGAAAGCTGACCGGGGTGCGAAATAATCACGCCCGGATGTGTCCCCTGCCCGAAATAATGACTCCCGAAGGTTTCCATTGCCATGCCAAGGCCGATCGACTTGCGCGCCATGGAAATAACAGAATAACCGACAAAACCGTCAAAACCGAGTCCGGGAATATGCAGAATCTTTTCGCGTGAGAGCCTTTTTGTTTCGCTGCCGACCTTGATGTCATAATAAACCGTGCCTGCGTCCATTCCCATGCCGGTAATCCGGTTCGGTGGGATAGGCCAAAGTTCTGTGATTTCTCCGTACCCGTTCCGCAATTTCTCAGCGTAACAGTTGCCCCAGGTCAGTATGTGCGCGGCCATCACCTCTCGGCCTACCTGTGCGGTCATGTACGGGTTAAAGCGGTCATGCAGAACGCGGTAAAGCGGTTTTTCGGTTACATGAAGGGTTTTTCTCTTATCTTTTCGGAGTAGGTGAAGGGGTAAGGTTGATATGGTGCCCGAGATAAGAGCAACCGCGTTCCATACGGCGGAATAATTTAGAGCGGTCTCTTCTGTGACTGTTTCACCGGAGAGGGATTGCGTGCCTTGCAAATTCCAGAGGGACGGATTCCACGCCTTTTCGTCATTCAGGCCGAGATTGCGGATTACTTTTTTTAGTTTTGAAAAGAAATTCACATAATACCCCGCGAGTGGAGTCAATTAATCTGCGGGACATTATAAATGCTAAAATTTGAAAAGTCTTTCCACTCATGTTAGCTAATGTTAACCCATTTCCCTGTTTTTTTCTTCATACTTTGCAAAAAAGCGACACTTGAGGACTGACTCTCTCGGAATTCTGACAATTCCGACAATCTTTTCAGCAATTAAATGACCGTGCTCAATCCAAAGGCGGATGGTTTTTTCAGTAACAGAAAAATACCGGGCAACCTCATCCACTCGCAAAAGCTCTTTATCGGGTAATTTGTTCATCTGTTACAGCCTCCTTTAAAATGCAATTCTTGCTTTGATTTCGTCTTCTGTTAAGCCCTCATAGACCGATTTTCTGTTTTTTGCTTCTGGGTTCATCGCCATCAACGCTATTGAGTTAAAAGTAGCCATAAGCGGGTCAATCTTGCCCGTTCCGGACGCCTGTTTCGTGATCGATATGGCATTCCCTCTCGGTTCAACCCGGGCGTTTCCGACACACCAGGACATAAGAGCCTGTCCGCCGTGTATCAGGGTTTTCTCCGCAACTTTACGCTCTGTCGTCTTGATTGCCCCGTTTAATCGCCAGCCCTGCGGAATACCGACAATGCGGTCATGCTCAATTGCGCCCTTGCCCTCTTCGTCGCCGGTTTCAATCTCGTCGACAATGGCGCCGATTCCGGCCTGGTCGACTCCGATCCGGTCAAGCAGTCCCGAATCGTCAATTTTCCTTACAATATCGCCAAGCTCTTTGAGGTCCTGGCCGATCTCTGAAACGACAACCAGATCACCGTCTTTCTCAAAATCCCGGTATTTGGACGCTTCGGATTTCCGGCGTTCAATCGCAATCGGATTGCACCATGCTTTTGTGTATAACAGCCAGTTGCCGTTTTCAGCGTCACGGCCAAGCGCGGCCAACCCCAAAAGATCGTCGAGTCCGCCGCCGTCAATACCAATTTCAATAACTTCGGATTTTTCCAGCAGGAGGTCCAGCGTTACGGATCCTGCAGCTTCTTGCCAAAATTCTGCGCCAACCCATGGCTTAGACTTGAGAGACATCCCTATCTGCACGTTCAGATGTTTCGACAAAACACCCCATAATGATTGATCGCCGCTCTCGTTGGCTTGTTTGAATTTATGCTCAATATAAGATTCATCGACTGACGCGCCCAGGTTCGGATTTGTGACAAACCAATACTTTTGCTCAAGGTATTTTTTTTCTTTTATGAAAGACTCAGGAAATTCATAAATAACCGGCAGGAACTTATTGTCGTCAATACGACCATCCCGGACGCCGCGAGCATATTCCAGCTTTTCTGCAAAAACCCCGCATGGCGCTTCATCGGATTGCGTTGAAATATAAATAACAAATCCCTCCGGTCTGGAAGCAAGCCCGCCTTCGGCCTCAAGAAACATATTGCTCGCATTCGGTTTTTTGCCAAATTGCCAAAGTTCATCCACCAAAATGCCTGTTGCTTTTTTCCCGCCCACTGTTTCGCTGTCAGCCGCGACAACTTTAAGCGTTGCGCCGGTATTCCTGTGCGTAATCTGGCGATAATGTTCCTGAACCTGCATGAGATCGCTTAATTCTTCATCGGCCCTTACCATATCTCGGGCAGGATAAAAGCTGTTGTTTGCGATTTCAACAGTCGGGGCAATGATTAAATATTCCGCTGATTCCCGCCAGTTAAGAATAAGCGCGGTCAGCATAATTCCTGCCGCTGTCGTGCTATTATGTGTCGGCAACATAGTCTTGCCAAAAAGGAATTGATGGTCGGGAGAATCGACAGCCATGCACTTGACCGGCACGCTTTTTACTTTTTCAGCGGATATTATTTGCACGGTTTTGCTTCGTGCATTTTTCCTTTCAGACCTCAAGCACATTCTGTTGAGTTTTCTTTTAAGCCTAAAAACGGGGAGTTCATCACGGAATGCCATAAATTGTAAAACCCACGCGGTCCCTTCGACAGGCACTCCGCCGCATTCCATCAAACGAGGGATAAGTGAATATTTAATTCCCAGTGTGGATAACAACTTTCCAACACCTGTGGCAAGCGTCTTGCTTATACTGGTGTACATCAAAACAAATCCGGATTTTGCAATGCTCCCGTCGGTATCCATCAGCCCCTGCAAGAGGGCTAACCGCTGAGATTTGCTTGCCCTGAAATATTCTTCGGGTATGTGTTTATTTCCCAATAATCCGTAGTTTTTTAATTTTTCGGTCAGGGACAACCTTGTTTTCGGAGACGGTAGCTCCCCGTTTCTTCTGAAATGGTCGGTTTCTTTCTCGCAATCTAAACATCGACCGTTTTCTTTTAGCCGGTTAGGGTTATGCCCTCGGATACATTTTGTTCTATCCACAACACCTATTGTTTGAGACCACGCAACGTTGTCTTTTTTTTGGGTTCTTTTCCCAAAAGCAAAGCCGTCGCTGGCTATATTCGTCATAATTTCTTCGTCGCAGCATGTAATTCTCGCGCCCCTATTATCGCCATCACCAAGCCAAGCGCCGAGCGTATATGGCGGGATCGGCAACTGCACGCATGGAAGCTCAATCGGCATCGGCATTAATATTGAGTGGTTTCTTGCCCCGTCATTGCGAAACAGGGTTTCGGCTATGTCTTTTGTCGTTCTAATTCTGCTTGGATTTGATTTCCGGTCATTGCCCTGCCCCGATCCGGGCCTGTCTTGCAAAACCCTTGTTTTCCATAAGTGACCCGCATCAGCGATAACCGTTTCCCCATTGCTGAATGTGACGCGATAACAATCATGATCCGTAAAAATATCGCTTGTAGCCGTAACATTGCATGGCTTACCGTCTGCTCCGAAAACAATATCGCCGGGGACTATACCGCCCATATTTTTCCATCCGTCGGGCGTTGGAATAGGAGTATCCAAGGCAAGCGCCTTAGAGTTCTTTTTTGATACCAACAAAAAAAAGTTGGTTATCATCCTGCGCCCTGCGTCTGCATCATACGCGCCGAAAACAGAACCGACAAAATCAAATAGCCATGGGCGTCCGGCCTCCCCGAAATTCGGCCTGTTTAATACGTCCACAAGCCGCAATTCCCGGAAAACAGCAAGGGCGTTGTCGGCTTCCAATGGAAACAAAGGCGGAAGAGGGATAAGGGATTCTTTCGCCATTATGCGGGTTTGCCAATTTTTACAACTTGTGCTCCATTCCATGCTATTTTGCGCTCCGCACTAAACTCATCAGTAATTCATTTAGTTCCGATGGGGTTTTATTTTCAAATTCATCATCATCTATGACAAAAACACCGGGTGCTGGTGGAGCATCCCCACGAAGCGCCTTATAGTTAGACCTGCCGATCAGGATTGCCCCCTCACTCAGGATAGCTGGTGTTTCGTTTTCTTTTAGGGAATCATTCCTCTGTGTTTTTCCCATTTTCCCCTCAGTTTTTACAAAACAAGGAAGAGAGGCGTCAATTCTGCGGAAAAGCCCCTCGGTGTCTTTGTATTGAATTTGTTTTGATTCTAAAAAATCATCATCCATAAAACCTCCCATGTTATTTCACCAACGCCTTCTTTTTTGTTAAATTTAAAAATCGAAGGTTAATATTAGCATCAACCCACCCGGAAGGAACTTTGGCTGAAAAACACTCGAACGGGATATCTCGTGTCTCTACTGTAAAAGAAAAATTTAAATCCTCAATTTCCCTGCTTTTTTTGAGAACTTTTATGATTTGTTGGAGAACATAAATTCCATCTTCGATTTTTACTGGGTGTTTAGTTGTTGCCATTATTTCAAATCCTCCTGATCTTGCTCTGTTCTTTCACCACCGCCAACGGAGCCCGCCCGGTTGAAAATTTACCAGCTCCGGCGGACTTTGCACGGTCTGATTTTTCCTCTTTCTTTCCGGCACCTTCGCCTTTACGAGCATGAACAAAAGGAGCTGCCGCTATTGCCATGCGATCTTTTCGGGCCTTGTCCATCTCCTTGTCGTCGTTCATGATTTTTAACATGTAATCAAGAGGGGTTAGGTTTACGGCCGCTGCTTCCCCGACTATGTCGTTTGGAACCTTTGGAGCTTTGGTTTTCTTTGGTGTCGCCCCTTTTGATGCTCTCGGTCTGTATTTCGTGCCTTTTTTCGGCCCTGAATTTGGTCTGTATCCACCTCTCATGTTGTTACCTCTTTGAACTTTTTAAATTTGAACAATTAAAGAGAATGTTCAAATCACGGAATTAATTCTGCACGTGCT